TTGTATTTTAATCAATGGTGATGTTTTAGACTTTGCTGGTATATCGAGACATGAGAAAGACTGGAGACAAAGAAGTGTGCATGAAGAATTTGAAGCTACACGTGTATTTTTAAATTCGTTACGTGAGCATTTTCCGAAAGCTAAAATAGTTTTTAAATACGGGAATCATGATGAAAGATTTGAAAAATACTTATTCTTAAAAGCACCCGAGATATTTGATTGTACTGATTTTCAACTTGAAGTTTTATTGAAACTTGGCGAATTAAAGATTGAAGTAGTAAAAGAAAAAAGACCTATTCGTATTGGTAAACTAACTGTATTACATGGACACGAATTGTTTGGAGGTAGCGGTGGAGTTAATCCAGCTCGAGGTACGTTTTTAAAAACTTTAGAGAATGTAGTAGTAGGTCATTATCATAAAACAAGTTCTAATACTGAAGCTTCTATGTATGGGGATGTATTTAGCGTTCATTCAGTTGGTTGTTTGTGTGGTAAAACTCCTTACTATATGCCAATAAATAAATGGAATACTGGCTTCGCCTATTGCGAATTAGAAATTAAAACAGGCAATTATACTTTTTACAATCTAAAAATTATTAACGGTAAAATATACTAAAACCTAATTTTAACACAGCATTAAAACCTAATTTAAACACTAACTTATGACAGGATTAAGACACGCACTTAAAGAATACTTTATGGTTCATCAGATAGCTGGTAGCAACCCGATATTAGCATTCGATAACTTAAAACAGCAATACGTTGTATTTTGGTACTTTAAAAAGAATACTATAATTAATCTTGGATATGAAATAATTTTATAGTATATTTGCAATAGTTATGGTTTGTGCGAACCTTTTAATAACTACTTATTTAGCCTATTGCTGGCGGAGCGCACACTCCAAAAGCATTAGGCTTTTTTAATTTAATTATGGCTAAACTAGGTTATACATGGTACCCAAAGGATTGGGGCAATTCAGATAGTGTTTTCGAATTATCTTTAAGTGAACGTGGATTATATAGAGAATTTATTGATTTCGCAATGTTAAATGATAATAAAACTGAGCTAAAAAAAGATGTTTGGGTTCGTAAATTTTCAGTTTCGATGAATGAATTAAATTTGATTTTAGATAAATTATTACAATTAAATCTTATTGAAATTAACGAAAATATATTATTTATTCCTAGCTGCGAAAATAGATTGAATTTATCTCGTGGAGGTAAGAAAGGCAAGCCAACCAGGGAAAGTATTAACAACCTAAATAATCAAAATAAAAAAGGTGCCTCGGAACCTATCTCGGAACCTACCTCGGAACAAAGAGAAAGAGAAAGAGAAAGAGAAAGAGAAAATGAAAGAGAAAGGCAAAATAATGGAATTATAAATTCAATAGAAAGTTATTATAAAGAATTACCAACATCATCAAATTTTGAATTAATTGCTATTGCTTTAAATATTCCAAAAGATAAATTAACTTTAAAAATTGCAGACTTTAAAAAAACATCTAAAATTGATTATCTTAACTTTAACGAATTTTGCAACCACTTTAAGAACTGGGCCAATAAAAATAATTCATCTAACCTAAAACTAAAAACTTCATTTAAATGATTCCAGCAAATACAAAATTAGAAGGTCAATTCCTCGGAGGATTATTAATTAATTCAAGTGAATTTAAATACATTCAAGAACTATTTCACGAAGAACTGTTTTACGATGAAAAGAATCAGTTAATTGCAAAAGCTATTTTAGGCCTAAATAACGCATCAAAAACTATTGACCTTATAAATGTATCAAACGAGTTAGAAAGTACGCTTAGAATTAACCCTATTAGCTTTTACGACCTATCTTTGCTTACTAATGATGCTATCCTAAATAGGTTTGATGAGAAAATACTAATTTTAAGCGAGTTTTACATTAAAAGAAAAATGATGTATAAGCTTTCAGAACTCCTAGAAAAAACCCAAGAATCAACTAGCGATGTATTTGAACTTTTAGCTGATAACGAAAAAAATACAAACGAGATATTTAACAAAATTTCTATTAGCAAAACTTTTACAGCTTTAGATTGTGCTATTGAAATGGACCAGCATTTAGATAAAATTGATAAGTTAGTTGATGGAGATTTAATCGGTTGTGATACTGGATTTAGTGAACTTAATAAACTTACTTCGGGTTGGCAAAATAGCGATTTAATTATATTAGCAGCAAGGCCTGGAATGGGCAAAACATCCTTAATGCTTAAATTTGTTAATTCGGTTTTAAATCAAAACAAGTCAGTATTAGTGTTTAGCTTGGAAATGTCAAAACTTCAACTATATGCGAGGATGTGTTCACAGATTACCAGCATTCCACTTTACAAATTTTTAAAAGAAAAAATGAATCCTTATGAAAAAGAACTTTATAAAAATGAAACTTTTAAGTTATCTAACTCACAATTATTCATCGAAGATAAAAGCGGAATCAGTATAAATTTTATAAAAGTTAAGGCCCGAAAATTAAAGAGAGATAAAGATATTAGCATGATAGTTATTGACTACATTGGACTTATTGACAAAGGTAATAATAACAAAAGCACAAACGATCAAGTTGCTGAAATATCGGGAGCTTTAAAAGGATTGGCAAAAGAACTAAATATACCGATTATATTATTAAGTCAGTTAAGTAGGGAGGTTGAGAAGCTAAATGATAAACGACCAATGCTATCACATTTGCGAGATTCGGGAGCTATTGAACAGGATGCGGATATGGTTATGTTTATTTATCGACCTGAGTATTATGGTATTATGGATGATGGAGCTGGTAATTCAACTATTGGTAAAGCAGAATTAATAGTTGCTAAACATCGGAATGGAGCATTAAGCGATATAATTGTTAACTTTAACGGCAACTGTACAAACTTTTATTGATATGAATGTAGTTAGTTTATTTAATGGAATGAATACAGGCCGACAAGCTTTAGAAAATGTAGGTATTAAAGTTGATAAATATTATTCAAGTGAGATTAAACCTTATGCAATAGAATTAACACAACATCATTTTCCTGATACTATACAAGTTGGAGACGTTACAAAGTGGAGAGAATGGGATATTGATTGGCAAAGTATTGATTTAATTTTAAGCGGATCACCTTGTCAAGATTTAAGTGCAGCTGGTAAACGTGCAGGTATTAATGGAAGTAGAAGTAGTTTGTTTTTTACTTTTGTTGAAATACTTAATCATATTAAATTACTCAATCCTAAAGTTTTATTTTTACAAGAAAATGTAGGAAGTGCAAGTAAATTAGATGTAGGAATTATGAGTAGAGCTTTAGGAGTTTACCCTGTAAGAATAAATAGTAGTTTAGTAACTGCTCAATTAAGAGATAGATATTACTGGAGTAATATAAGAACTAAAGAAACTATGTTTGATATTGTTACTGATATACCTCAACCAAAAGATTTAGGAATAATGTTTAAAGATATTATTACTGATGGTTATGTTGAAAGGGTAAAAGCACTTGCATTATTAGAATCTGAAAGCAGAGCTTGTACAAGTCAAGAAAGTATTAAAAAACGTGCAGATAGAGAATTTATAAATATGGTTTATGTAGATACTGATAAACATACTTGTTTAAATACAGGTAGTGGTACAATGGAAAAAAGCTCACAAAGATATTTGCAACATAGAAATGAAACAACTGGAATGATAACACTAATAAAACAAAATGAAATAGTAAGAACAGTAAACAAAATTGAGATGTGCAGACTACAAGGATTCCCTGATAATTACTGTGATATACTAACAACAGCTAAAGCAGGTAGTTTACTTGGCGATGGTTGGACTTTACCAATAATAGAACATATCTTTAAATTTATAATATGAATAAGAAAATTAAAGTTAAATATTTAAAATTAGGCAGAGAGAATATATGGGGCCTTGCTCATTGCGGACTTAATCTTATTGAACTTGACATACGTTTGAAAGGTAAAAAGCACCTGGAGATATTAACTCATGAAAGTTTACACATATTACTTCCCGAACTAGAAGAAGATGATATTGTAAAGCTCAGCGTAATATTAACAAAAACTTTATGGTCGGAAGGGTATCGGAAAATAGATAACAATAATGATATGCAATTACAAGATGGAAGTAAGTAATATTATCCACAAAAACAAACTTAATGTAGAAACTAACCAACAAATAAAAATATGAATTACGAAAAATTTAAACAAATTATTGATTTACAAATCGCTCACAATAAAAGAGTAGATGAACTTTATGCTTTAAAAATTGATACAATAGAGTTCTTTAATGAACTTGGTCGAGCAAATGAATTGCTTTGGACTGAAGTATTAACCGAAAATGGCGATTACCATTTATGTTATTATTTATACGAAATGAATGGTATGTATGGAACACCCGACCTTAACGAAGAATATAAAGACATCAAAGAACTGTATGATTATTTAATAGAAAACAAAGGATTCAAATGAATAAACTAATTCAGATATTTAAAGAATATAAAAAACAATTAACGTTAATATATGTTTTTATGTTACTCACTGAACTTTCAATTTTATCAACACCTTTCTTATTAGGTAAAAGCATTGATGGTTTGATTGTTAATGATTGGTTTTGGATATTGCTTTTAGGTGTTTCATATTTTTTATCAAACTTTTTTAATTACAAACGAATGGTTTATGATACAAAAGTTTATAACACCATTTATAACAATATTGCATTAAAGTTTCTTAAAAAAGATGATGTTGATGTTTCAACTAAAATAGCCAGAACAGATATGGCACAACAAATTGTTTTTGTATTAGAAGGTTATGTACATTATTATATCGCAACAATTGTAACCATAATCGGTTCGCTTATTTTTATATTTTCAGAGAACTGGCAAGTTGGTATACTCGTTAGTATTTCAATTATCTTTATTGTGAGTTCAGTAT